TGGAAGCGGCCAAAAAGAGAATGGACGAGCTCGAAGCAAAAGCTGGAAGAATCCCCGAGCCCACAGCGACCGAGGTAAAGTCCCCGGGCCAGACGTTCATCGAATCCGAGGCATACAAGGCCGTCAAGGACAAGGGAATACCGATAAGGTCTCAGCCAGTCCAGGTGAAGACGCTCATCACCGGAGCCTCTCTGGGCAACCTCGCCGGATACCTTTACTCGTCATACAGAGTCCCTGGAATCGTGGAAGATCCGAGAAGGGCCGCGAGGGTTAGATCTCTTCTCAATGTCATTCCCACGACCGCGGGAGCGATTGACTGGATCAGAGAAACGGGTTTCACCAACAACGCCGCTGTTGTGGCGGAAGGCGGAGAAAAGCCCGAATCCGCGATCACCTTCGAGAACAAGAGCAACACGATCAAGACGATAGCGCACTGGATACCCGTGACAAAGCAGATCCTTGCCGACGCTCCTGGACTTCAGGCCTATATCGACTCGAAGCTGATCTACGGTCTGTACCTCAAGGAAGACGATGAACTCCTCTACGGAACCGGCGAAGATGGAGACATCCACGGCATCACGACCGACGAAGACGTTCAGACCTACAACTGGTCCGACGGCACGGTCGGAGACACGAAGCTCGACGCTATCAGAAGGGCCATGACGAAGGCTTACCTTGCCTACTACCCTGTCAACGGTATCGTGCTTCATCCGAGTGACTGGGAAGATATCGAGCTCCTCAAGTCGTCCGACGGCCTGTATGTCTGGGTCAATGTCGTTGTCGGCGGGCAGGAGAGAATCTGGAGAACTCCTGTGGTCATATCGTCTGCGCTCACTGAAGGAACGTTCCTCACTGGTGCTTTCGATCTTGGTGCCACGCTATGGGACAGACAGGAAGTCACAATCTCTGTCTCTGGATCGCATAGCGACTTCTTCATCAAGAACAAGCTGGCTATCCTCTGTGAAGAGAGGGTCGAGCTCACTGTCGAAAGACCTGAATCGTTCGTTGTCGGCACGTTCGACGCTGCTCCGACGGCTGGTTCCTGATAGTCAACCACAAGGGCCGGGGAACCGGCCCTTTTTCTTCGAGGTGAAAGATGTTCTCGATTCTGATCCCCTTTCAGGGAGGCAATGCACATAGAGAAAAGATATTCAACTGGCTCGTGGGGTTCTACGAGAAGAACGTCCCTGAAGCCGAGATCGTGATCGGGGAAGACTACACCGGCAGGATCAATCGCTCAAGGATGAGAAACGACGCGTTCAACAAATCGACGAGAGACATTCTCGTCTACATCGACGCGGACGGATTGATTCGACCCGAAGACATCCGGGAAGCAGTGAAGAGAGTAAGGCGTGGAACCGCGATGGTTCAGGCCGAGACGGTGACGTGGATAACGAAAGAATCTACCGCCACGATCCTAGACGGTCCTACCGACTGGCCTCCTATCGAGAAGAAAGACATTCAGGCAGTCGAGAGAGTTCTAGGCGAATTCTTCGTACTCTCAAGAGAGACGTTCGAGAAAGTCAGAGGGTGGGATGAACGCTTCGAGGGGTGGGGTGGTGAAGATCAGGCCTTCAGATGCGCGGTCATGGCACTCGTTGGGAAGATTGAGAAACTGCCTTCAACGATCTATCATCTCTGGCACCCTAGAACGGTCAACGAATGTCCGAAACATTCGGGGTTCAAGGCGAACAAGGTTCTTCGAGACAGGTATGTGGCATATCAGGGTAATTCAAGGGCAATGGAATCGTTGATCTCCGAGAGGTTTACCGATTCAAGAGTCTCGATAGACTTCTATGCGCAGGCCGCCCATTACTTCGATCATCTCGAAACGATATGGAAGGCAATGCCCGATTATCTTAGAGGCAAGTTCTATGTACTCTCGGCAATAGGTGCTCATTCACGATCGAAGAAGATCCGAACATATCTCATGCCCTCGCACCTCAAAGTCGTTCAGAGCTTGCGGAAAGGAACAGGCCCGGTCGTTGTGGCCGGTATTGAGGACGCGAAGACGGCATACGCAGCCGGAAGGATCCCCTTCCTGGTCGATCACGGAGTCGGTCAGACCTACATTGACTCGAATCACCCATCATACGCGAGGGGAAATGGAAGAGACTTCATGGGTCTCTTCATCGTTCCCAATGAATGGTGCGAGAGAGAGAACAAGAAAGGTTGTCCGGAAGTGCCTACCGCGATAGTGGGCTGTCCGAAACTTGATCCCTGGCATAACAGACCCGCGAAGAAGAGAAGCAATCCCCCGGTGGTCTGTGTCTCGTTCCATTGGGACTGTTCGATCTCGGTTGAGACAAGAGGGGCATTCGATTACTTCAAGGGCATTCTTCCGGAGCTTGCGAAATCAACCGAGTTCGAGCTCGTAGGCCATGCTCACCCTAGACTGGCGAAGATAGCTTATCCCTTCTACCACAAGCACAAGATAAGGATCCTCAAGACCTTCGATGATGTCCTCAATGAAGCAGATGTCTATATCACCGACAATTCCTCAACACTGTATGAATTTGCAGACCTCGACAGGCCTGTGGTTGTTCTGAACCCTCCATGGTTCAGGCGAGATATTCATCACGGACTGCGGTTCTGGGAATGTGCAGATGTCGGTGTTCAATGCGAGAGACCGGAAGACTTGAAAGAAGCGATTCTCAAAGCGATAGAAGATCCGCAAGAAATAGCAGACAGAAGACGCGAGATCATGTGTGATGTTTATCCCTTCAAGGGGAACAGCTCGCAGCTCGCGGTTCAGGCAATAGAAAAACGCTGGAAAGAACTCTTCGAGAGGAGGGGAGAGGACGTGAAGGTCAGAGTAGAAAGACCCTTTCTTCATGGGGGAAAGATAGTCAGGCCGGGCGAGATCGTCGAGATGTCGAACAACCTCGCTTCCAGCCTTGAAAAAAAGAAACTGGTGATATACATCCCTGAGTTCAAGCCGATGGAGAACAAGAAAATCGGCCCGCCCGAGAACAAGGCTCAACCACCACCACCGGAGCCGATCCGGGGACCTACCCCAGAACCTACCCCAGAACCTACCCCAGAACCTACCCCAGAACCGATCGCGGAATCCAAGCCCGAAGAACCGAAAAAGGGCTACACCTGCGATATATGCGAGCGGGGATTCTATTCGCTGGCCGGTTTGAAGTCGCACATGAGGGCAGCGCACCCGGGCGTGCCGTTCCCGAAGGACTGATGACCTATGGCGAGCGCAGTATATGACAGGCTCATTGTGACTCTCGTGGAGATGAAGAATTATCTCAGGGTTTCGCACGAGGAAGACGACGAATACATCGCGGATTTGATAAACGCCGCAAAGGAAGACGCGGACAACTACCTGAACAATCCTTTTGAGGATTCAGAGGGTGAAGAGCTGGACATCCCCGCGACCGTGAAACGATGGGTGATGGCGAGAGTGGCGAGGCAGTATGAGAGAAGGGTCGAAGGGCTTTCGTCCGAGAGTATCTCGGGCCTGAACTCTATCGCATGGGGGAAGGAAGAATACTCCGCCATCCAGCAATACAGAATCAACCCGGGGCTGTGATTATATGAACTTCGATCAGAGAATCAAGATACAGAAGCGCACCATCACCCGCGGTGCTATGGGGAACACGGAAAGCTGGTCTGATGTCGATACAGTCTGGGGGCTCGTGGTTCCTATTTCCGTGAGCGGACTTGCCGCATATTCTCAAGCTGGAAAGACGGAAATAACCCACAAGCTCGTATTCCGTTCGCCGCTGACTCTAAATCTCTCGGAGTATCGCTTCGTGTATGACAGTCAGAACTATCTCCCGATAGACCCGCCCACAGATCCGGACATGAAGAGCAGGTATCAGACGATTCTTGCCAAGAGGGTGTAGAGATGAGAAAAGCCAGAGTCGGGTTTGAATCCAACACAAACAACGTCGTGAAGTCGATAGAAGATGTGGCGGCCAAGAGGATGTGGCAGGCCCTCAACCACGTCCGTTCTGTCACAGTCGAGACGCTTTCCGGCACGAGGCACGGAAAGGTGGCAACAGTCCCCGGCACAAGCAAGACCTATATTCAGTCGGCCCCGGGCGAACCGCCCGCAGTCATGCTCGGGGACCTTAGACGCAGTATCAAAGTTCAAATGGAAGCGAAACGGGATAGACTGATCGGCTATGTGGGCTCCGAACTCGAAAAGGCTCCGAAACTGGAATTTGGGAGCGGGGCGTTGAAACCCAGGCCGTATCTCAGACCGTCGTTCCAGAAAGCTAGGCAGAGAGTGGAAGAGATCATGAGTAGGAGGTGGTTTGATGGATACGGAAAAGGCGATTCTTACGGCGATATACACACACCTGGCGAATGATACTCAGTTATCCTCGACCTGCTCCGGCGTCCGCCTCGGCCTGGTATGGGCAAAGAAAGACGAGACGTTTCCCTACCTGGTCCACAGACTCCAGTCTTACATCGACAATCCGAACGTCATGTACCGGGGAGACTACTACCTCGATCTGTGGGACCACAGAGACAGCGCCTCGAAGATCTACGATATGCGTTCAAGAATCATTGCGCTTCTGGATAGAGCATACATAGTTGAAAACGGAGACGCGTTTACGGTGGTTCAATCCGACGGTGAGATGAGCGGGGGGATAATCTCCGCGCGTCTTTGGCTTGCGACCGGCTGGATGATCCCGGAGGACATCGAACACATCTGGCACTACTCGATGTTGTTCACAATGCGCTTCACTCGCACCATCACAGAAATTACGAACCTAACGTAAAAGGAGGAACAAACATGAAAGGAAGAACCGGGTTTACGTCCGAAACAAGCGAGAGACTCGTCGTCGATGCCGCACAGGTCATACTCCATTATGGCGAAGTCGGCGAGGTCAATCTTGGCGCTACCAGGGACGGGACGAGTTTTAACCTGAACAGGACGTTCAGAGAAATGCCGTTCGACGGTATGAGAGGCCCGACCAAGGGGATGAAGAGAAGAGAGAGAATAGAAGCCTCGATCACGTGCAACCTGCTTGAGATCACGAAAGCGAATCTCAAGCTCGCAATAGCGGGTGCTACCGACTACACGCCTGATCCCGCGGACGAAGATTTCTACTACATCCACGGCGGACCGATCGAAGATGCCGACTACATCGACAACATGGCTCTGGTCGGCACACTTGCCACGGGCGACGATGTAATAATCATCATCTTCAACGCGCTCCCGAACGGAGAACTGACCTTCGATACCACAGACAACGACGAACTCGTCCTTCCGCTCACTTTCATCACTCACTTCGATCCTGACGAGTACGACGATGAAACCGGCGAGTGGGAAGAACCCTGGGAAATCAGATTCCCTGTGGCGGCTTCATAAGACTGGCAGGGGGCAAATGCTCCCTGCTTTTCTTCTATGAGGGACATTCGCGTAATCGGGCTCGAATGGTGGCAATACAGAACTCAGGAATACGGTTTCATAGGCTACTTTGTAAAGGTAACCGACGATGACGGGACGGTCGAAATGACGGGGCCGTTCGATACGCCGGATCAGGCATACGGCGAACTAGCAAAGAAGGCAGAGGAGGAAGGAGAATGTTTTTGAAAAGGCTGGATGGCAGCGGGAAAGAAGAATACATCAATACCGACAACGTGACCTATTTCAGCATCACACCCGACAGGAAAGACCACGGAAAGATGGTGATTTTTGCGAACATGACGTCGGGCGAGAGGATCCCTGTCGAGAGCGGGATAAAGTCGCTGGATGTCGCACAACTGAAGGTCAAGAAGATGCTTGATGATATCAGGAAGGAAAGAGGAGGAGAATGAGATGTCAGAAACCAAAAAGAAAGCAACAGTTGAAGAAAAGGGCGACGCGATTCTCGATCAAGAGATATTTGTGGAGATCGAGGGCGTTAGGTATAAGATGAACCGGCTCAGTCTGAGGACCATGCTCAAGCTGGCAAAGATTCTCAGTGTCGGGGCCGCGATGATGGGGACGAACATTCAAGAAGCCGAACTCTCCCCACAGCTTCTGGCTACAATGTTGATCGGCGGTGTGATGAACGCCGAAACTCAGATCATGGAACTTCTGGCGCATCTTTTGATGTTAGAGGACGAGAACGGGAACTGGGCCGAGCTGAACAGGAAAGATCTCGAAGACGCCGACAGATTCCCCATGAGTTCGATATTCCCGATCGTCGAAGGGCTGGTCGAGAACAAGGACATCAAGAGTTTTTTCGTGGACTTCACGGCGTTCATGAAGAAGCCGTCAATGAAGCATCTTTTGGGGAGGGTATCGACCTCATCCAACACCGCTACGGCTGGACAGACGAAGTAATTCTCTCGCTCCCTTATGCTCGCTTCATGGAAATCATCGAGGTAATTTCAAAGGCTCTAAGACGCGAACAGGAAGAGGAATACACGAAGGCGGCCTTCATAGGCTACCAGAACTATCTATGTCAACCGAAAGGAAAGAACGCCAGGCCGATGGGTTTCGAGAAATGGCTCAAGATGCTGGGGCTCGAAAAGAAAGCAACGCAGAAACCACCTACGAAGGAAGAACTCGAAAGGGCTCGCAAGAACGTCGAGAGGATCATGGCGAACGATACGGGGCGCTTCGAAAGAATGAAACAA